TGTTGTGTATTACAAGTTGGTGTCTGACTAGGTATCGGTGTTGGGGTTGGGGTTACTAAAATAATTTCATCGCAATTATGCGTTTTACATTCCCACCCACAGCTAGTACATTTTGAGTCATAGCATCCACAACCACAAGTAGTCGCGCTAACAACATTTCCTCCACAACTATTACAACCATAATTCACGTGTGGATCATGTAAACCATTTATAGATCTTGGTGGATAAAGATATATACATCTACTATTTGTTATATTATCATTACAACAAGCGCAAGTTTCTAAACACTCAGCTAATGGAGTTGTTACTCTAGTGTAGGCACTAAAACATTCTGGTGTCCCATCCGCATAATGGTAAAACTTATTTTCAGCTCTAGCTCCTAAATAAAAAAACGTATTTTTATTATTTGGGTATATTTGATTTAAAGTAGTTTCATTTGGTCCTGGCGTGTATTCATCATATAGTCTAGGTCTTAAAACCATCTCAACACTCCAACCTTTATTAACTCTTTCTGGGAATATATCATAATCATAACCAAATAATTTATAAAACCCTTGGTAAAACCCCCCATACAAATCATGGTATCTACCAAAGTTTACATCTTCTTTACTGACAACTTCATATAAAGTATTTTTATTAAAAGCTTCGAATCTTTCATACGATCCGGTATAACCAGTTACTTGAAATAACTTTAGTCTTCTATCAAAATATTTTCTACTAAATTTAACTGATGGTTCAAAAATACCATTTGTGAAATAAATTGTCTGATTACTAATGTTATCAACTAAACCATTGTCAATTCCAGTAAAACCAATGTCACATGATGATGTCGCAGAAAAACAATTAAAATTATCGTTATTTGGGTCGTAGTAGTTTTGTGAGACTAAAATATTGTTAGGATTAAAATCTTTATAATATAGGTTAATATTCTGACATATATCAGTATCGTTTAAGTCAAAATAAAAAGGTAATTTGTTACCGTATGTTTGCGCTATAATATATGGTGAAAAAACAACCTCTTCATTATAATCTCGTTCATCTGATGCTAAGGACATATCCATTCCATCATAGATAATATTAAGACCATACTTTTTATAGTTATATTGATTAATATTTTGGTAAGCCATAATTATTTATTAATAAATACCACAAATCAAAGTATTTATATTAAAAAGTTTGTATGATTAATTTTGAAACTGAATATTTTAGTAGTCCTTACTATTTTTTCTTAAAAAAAAGAAATAATGGTGACATATCACTATATTACTCATCTTCTATTGGGACAATAAATGAGGCTAGAAAAAGTGATACGAAACTTGATTTACCAAAAAATGCTGAAAATGATGTAAAAAATATGATTAGAAATTTACTTAAGGATAGAACAAAATCTAAGAGTAAGCTAACAACTATTATTAATAAGTTAAAAAATAAATATAAAAAAAATAAGGATCAAAAAGAAGATGGTGAAATAACTGAGCTTATTGGTGATGATGGTAGTTTTTTAAACTCAGATATCCCAATTTTAGATATGGGACAACATACTCATTGGACTCAAGATATGCGTGCGGCATTAGTTAGACAGGCTGGTGATACTTTTCCATTTAAAGCTAGAATTTACTATGGTGAATCAGATGAAGATAAAAAAGTATTAGACGAAGAAGATTTTTCTGACGCTTATGGTTATGATGAGATTTTTGATGACAACATTAAAACATTTAAAGATTGTTATAAAATTTTTGATGAATTAGAAATCGAAGATCCTTTTGAAAAATATGAACGTTGTATGAGTTTTGGATTTGATCCTAAATTAGATAAGGAGGGTCAACAAAGAATAGTCGAATTAGGTAAAAGAAAAATGGTTGATTTAATAGATGAATTATTGTTAAAAAAGAAAAATAAAGATAATGATGTTCAGAAAGTTAAAGTCGATGATGAAGATAGTGTAATAACAAAAATATTATATAGGAATTTAGACTCTATAAAAAAAATTGCAGAAAAAGAGGATATTGATATAAACAAATTGATAAAATATCTTAAGATAGGTGAATAAAGATTTATATAATAAAATTATTTATTTACCTAAAGAAATTTTAGAGTATCTAGAGGTTTGCTTTAATCATATCCCAAACTCTAACGCTAATATGGAGGGGCATAATAGAAACCAAGAACTAAGGAATACTGGTTATGCTACATACCAGCAATTAGGTAGAATTAAAAATTGGTTTGATGAATATAGTGGAGACGGTAAAGACGCTCCATTTATACTAAATGGTGCTGACTATATGAGGAGTTGGGTTGATAGAACTTTAGATGGATTAAGAAGGGATGACAATACATATAAAGAAATTAAAAAAGAATATAATATAGATCCTATTGATACTGATTTATCTGAAAAGATGGGTTGGTTAGCGGATTTAAATAGACCATCAAAAGAGCATAGTACTTTCACTGATGATATTAAAATAACTGAAAACCTTAAAAGGATAAACCAAATAATGAAAAAACAATTATAATGCCAGCGACAGAAAGATTAGATTTTAGCCAACCTCTAAATGAATTAGGAACTATTGGCGTAGAACAAAGGAATAGATTGATTCCAAAAAATGACTACAAACCAACAAATGAGTATTCCCAAACAAATCCCGATGCAATATCAGATGGTGATGAGTTTGGTAAGGGTACTGGTGTTTTTCTAGATACCGCAAATGGTGGGTCATCGGTTGATATTATTGAGAGGGTAAATGAGATAAAAATAAATGAATACCAAGTAGATAAGCCATACACCACTCCAACTGTTTAATGAATCTTTACAATATACATAGAAATCTTATACTTGAGATAGCATCAATAAATGATATAGTTGATTCGATAAAAAAGAAAAAACGTGTTATTATTTATTATGATGGTGATGAACCTGGAGGAAAAGGACTTAGAATTGTTGAGCCAGTTTGTTATGGATATAGTAAGGCGGGTAACCCAGTTTTAAGGGCTTGGGATTTAGAAGGTGCGTCACATAGGGCGTATCTAGGTGAAAAGCCTCTACCTAGTTGGAGATTATTTAGAGTTGATAAAATTATTACATATAAAGAAACTTTGGAGAATTTTAATGAGGCTAGACCAAATTACAATCCTAATGGAGATAAGAGTATGACTAGGGTTATAATAAACGCAGAATTTAATAATTAATATGAATTCAGAACAAAATTTAATGGCAAAATTAATGATGTCTAAAAAAATAATGGATAAACATGACTCCATTGGTAGAGGTCAAAATGGTAGCCCAAACTTAAATATTGGTGACTCACCACAGGTTAGTAACTTTAACCCATTACCAGCAACGTATAATATTCCAGAAGGACTTATGGAACAAGAAACCACAAAAACATATAACACAGAAGTTCCAACACAAGATAGAATTATAAACTCAAGATTACCTGAAGAAATAAAAAGACTAATGATTGAACATCCAATAGAGAAACCAACAATGGGTGTTAACACTAATGTTGGTATTAGTAATGAGTTAGTCGAAAAGGCATCTAGATTAATGGGAACAAATAAAGAGTCTAATGTTAATACTCAAAATCAAATTGTTAATGAAAATAGAATGAGCCAACAAGTAACATCAAATCAAGATCTTAAGACTATGATTAGAGATATTGTTAGAGATACAGTTAGAGATGTTATTAGAGAGGAACTAATGGAGGCTGGAATGTTAGTCGAATCAACAACTAACTCAAACGATATGATACAATTTAAAGTTGGTAACCACATTTTCTTAGGAAAAGTCACAAAAGTAAAAAAAATTAAATCCTAATAAGAGCCCTCCAAATGGAGGGTTTTTTATTTAATAAAATTGACATAATGTAAAATAACAACTATACTTTATTGATAATTTAAGTAAAATTAAGTATGAGTCAAAAAATTAAAGTATTAGTAATCCCATCAGATGGTTCTGGAGTTGGTAAATACCGGTCAGTCGATCCACACGTTAAACTACAAAATTTATATCCTAACGAATTTCACGTTGATATTAACCCCACAGTAAATGTTGATGATATTAACTTTTGGAAGAATTACCAAATAGTTCATTTTCATAGAAATATTGGTCAAGACTATGAAAAATGCGTAGAATTAATCCATAAGTTAAAGAGTATGGGTATTGTTGTTATTTGTGATATCGATGATTATTGGTTACCAACCAAAGAACACCCAATACACCAAATAATAGTTAAAGAGGAAATTCACAAGAAGATAGTTAATAACTTAAAAATTGTAGATTACGTTACAACAACAACTGAGTTATTTGCAAATGAAATTAAAAAGTTTAACAAAAACGTGGTTATTTTTCCAAACGCAATTGACCCTAACGACCCTCAATTTAATGAAAAAACTGAACCATCTGAAAAAATTAGAGTTGGTTGGCTTGGTGGGTCATCACATTTACATGACTTAAAATTGTTAGATGGTATGGTATCTAAATTATCTCCAATTCAAAATAAGCTACAATATTATATTTGTGGTTTTGATATTCGTGGTAGCGTAACAGAGATAAACCAACAAACAGGGCAAAAAACACAAAGACCTATAAAACCAGAAGAAACTGTTTGGGTTAAATACGAAGAAATTTTTACAAATAATTATAAAATTATCACACCAAAGTATATGGACTATCTAAAGACATTTACTGAAAATGATTATGCAGGTATTATGAATGAAAACTATGTTAGGGTTTGGACTAGACCAGTCACAACTTATGCTAAAAATTATGCTAAGTTTGATATTTCATTGGCACCAATTAAAAACCATATCTTTAATAGAATGAAATCACAATTAAAAGTAATTGAGGCTGGTTTTTATAAAAAGGCATTAATTGCATCTAATATTGGTCCTTATATAATAGATTTAAAACACGCACTAAATGGTGGTAATTTTACTGACGGTAATGCTTTATTAGTTGGTGAAAATAATAATCATAGTGACTGGGCCAAAAACATTAAAAAACTTGTTGACAATCCAAATATGATTACCGATCTTGGAGAAAGATTATATGAAACTGTTAAAGATAGATATGACTTAAATAATGTTACAAGAGATAGAGCTGAATTTTATAAATCAATAGTATAATGGATAGTAAAAAAGGAAGAATAGGGTTTACTGCTGGTAATTTTGACTTACTACACCCTGGATACATATACACATTTGAAACTGCAAAGGAAAATTGTGATTATTTTATGGTTTTTTTACAAAGAGACCCATCTGAAACAAGGTTTACAAAATATAAACCTGTAATTCCTTTATATGAAAGATATAAAACTCTAATGGCAATAAAATATATTGATGAGGTAGTATGTTATGATGATGAAGATGATTTACTTCGTTTAATACAATTTTATAAACCAGATGTTAGAATATTAGGTGATGACTACATTGGTAATAGATTTACAGGTGACCATCTTCCAATTGAGGTTATTTATACAACTAGATCACATGGTTGGTCAACAACTAGAATAAAAGATTTAATTACAATACAGACACTAAAACAAAATCCTAAAATTTATAACGAAGTAAAAAATGATTAATATTCCTATTACAAAAATTTTATTCCTTGACATCGAGACTGTTGGCGGTTGTCCTGATTTTGAGTCATGCCAAAAGTTTAATCCAAATCTAGCAGACCAATTTGATAAATACTTTAATTGGTTTTTAAAAAGGTTTCCAGAAGATGCGACCAATGAACAGATTAATATGACAACAGAAGAACATATGAACTATGTTTTTAAAAAACGTGCCGCATTAGTTCCAGAGTTTGCAAAAGTTATCTGTGTGTCAATGGCTTTTGTTATGGATAATGGTGAGATTAAAAAACAAACATTCTCAAATGAAGACGAGACACAATTATTAATTGAGGTTAGAAATCTACTTGATCGTTGTGAAAAACTAGACTTTCATTTATGTGGACATAACTTAAAGAATTTTGATATTCCAATGCTTGCAAAAAGAATGATTGTAAATGGTATTAGACCTTCTAAAATCTTACCATCATATGATACCAAGCCTTGGGAAGTTAAAGCAATTGACACAAAAGAAATTTGGCAATATGGCGCCTATACATCAATTGGGTCATTGGACTTATTATGTTCTTGTTTAGATATCCCAACACCAAAGGATGGTGAAGTAAGTGGTGAGAATGTTCATGAAAACTACTGGGAAAAAAGAAACTTAGATAAAATCGCAGAATACTGTGAAAAAGATGTCAACGTTTTAGTTGAAGTAATAAAAACATTAAAAGAATTAAAATAGTGGAAGAAAATAATATAGAGAATCTTTTTGATGATTCAGTAGAAGATTTTGACTACGATAGATTATCTGAAATCTTGGGGTTAGACGTTAGGGAGCTTGAAAATAGTTTAAATGAAACAAACCCAAAAATTAATTTACCATACACAAATACTTTAAGTAATAGTAATGAACCTAGTTATGCGTATGACACAGACTCTGGGTTTGATTTACATTCTAGCATTGGAGTTGAGATTCCTCCATTTGGTAGAGCTCTAGTTCCAACTGGACTTCACTTTGATATTCCAGATGGATACGAAATCCAAGTGAGATCAAAAAGTGGACTTGCTTTAAAACAAGGGTTAATGGTTTTAAACTCACCAGGAACTGTGGATCAGGGTTATACAGGTGAGGTTATGGCAATTATTTTTAACACAACAAATGATGTTGCAATAATTAATAAAGGACAAAAAGTAGCCCAGGCAGTTCTTTGTCCTGTTGTCGCCGGTAAATGGGTTAACTTAGTTAAAGTTAATAATATAGAAGATAAAGATAGGTCTGATAAAGGGTTTGGTTCAACTGGAATTTAAAAGGATGATTAGGCTTAGAGAAATACCTTCAGAAAGATTAGAAGATGTGTGGTTTGATTGGTGTATTACTTCTAAACGTGGTTGTTATGTAGTAGTAGGTGGTAAATATTATAACATAAAAGTAAATACCACTGGCGAGTATACTACAACAGAATTCGAAATCGATTATGAACTAACAGAAGAAGAATTTAAAAAATTTAAAAAATGATTACGATAATATATTCAACACATAAAGACGAAGACTATAACAAAAACTTTAAATCACACATATTAAAAAGTGTTGGTTTAAAAAATGTTCAGATTTTAGAATATGTAAATCATAATCAATATAGTTTAGCTGAAGTTTATAATAGTGGTATAACAGAATCTATTTATGATATTGTTGTCTGTTGTCATAATGATATAAAACTTGGAAATGGTTGGGGTAAAAAATTACTAGGTGATTTTAAAAATAATCAAGACTTTGGTATAATTGGTAAAGCAGGGTCTTGTTATTTTCCAGAATCTGGAGTTTACTGGGAAAAAATGCAACAAACAATGGTAGGTCAGGTTTATCATCACCTAGAAGATCAAAAAAAATGGTTAAGTAAATATTCACCTAAACTACCTTTTTTAATTCCAGTTGTAACAATTGATGGTTTATTTATGGCTTTTAATAAAACAAAAATAAAACATAAATTTGATGAGACAATTGGTAAGTTCCACTTTTATGATCATTTATTTTGCGTCCCTAACTATTTGGATAATGTTAAAATTGGTGTGACATCATCATTTGATATTACACACGAATCTGTTGGTCAACCAAACGAGGAGTTTTTTGAAAGTAAAAATAAGTTTATAAAAAAATGGGGAGATAAGTTGCCACTTGATTTAAAACCGGAGAATATATATGTTCCAGAAATAAAAGAAAAACCAATTAAAAATATTGGTAAAGTGGCCATTATAATACCAACTAAGGGTAATGTTGAAATGTTATTTGATTGTATTAATTCATTTTACCAAAATTGTAATTCCGATTTGTTTGATGTCTTTATTGCAGACACTGGGTCAACAGATGAGGAAAAAACCTGGATTAAAAATAACATACTTAAACTAGGTAATGTAAACTTAATAGAATATGATTATTATAATTTTGCAAAAATTAATAATGATGTTGTAAAGAACTACGTAACTAAGGGCTACGAGTTTATTTTATTTTCAAATAACGACATAAAAATTATGAACAATGTTATTCATAGTATGCTATCTATTATGAAAAAAAATAAAAGAACTGGTACTATTGGTGCTAGGTTACATTTTAAAGACAACACAATACAACACGATGGGATTTTTGTCTATAATAATATTAAAAATAATGAATTGATGTTAGGACATCTTGGGTTTGGTAGCTATTTTAATTTTAAATTAAATAGTAGTCTGGTTATTGGTAATACAGGTGGATTAATGATGATTAGAAAAAATTTATTTGAGAACCTTGGTTATTTTAATGAAAACTATATCTCTTGTCTAGAGGACGTTGAATTAAACTTAATGTGTAATTTACTAGGGTTTGAGAATATCTGTGATGGTAATTCTGTTGCGTATCACTATGAGTCACAAACTAGGAATTTGGATAACGAAAAAGAAAAAAAATTTATAATAGATTATACAAATAATTTAAAACCATTTTATATTAAAAATAGAAATAAATTAGATAAATATATAAAAACAATATCACAATAGAATTTATTTGTAACATGGAAGATTCAATTACATTCATAATACCATCTATTAATAGGGAAACATTAAAAAGAACAATAGACTCTTTAAATAACCAAACAAGTGATAGGTGGTTTGCTATTATTATTTTTGATGGTGTTAATCCAGATTATGATTACTCTTCTGAAAAAATTAAAGTTGTTAAGATAAATAAGACTGGTGAATTTGGTCGTAACCATGGTCAATCTGGGTTAGTTAGAAATTATGGTCTAGATATATGTGATACTAATTGGGTTGGGTTTTTGGATGATGATGATACCATAGAACCAAAATACGTTGAGACATTACTATCTAAGTATAAGGATTTAGATTTAGTTATTTGGAGGATGAAGTATTATAAAAGAGATTTAATAATTCCTAGACTTAACGATAATAGATTGTATTTTGGTAATGTTGGTATTTCAGTCTCATTTAAAAGGAAATTTTTAGATGAGGGATTAAGATTTAGAAACAATAGAGATGGTGAGGACTTTGATGTTGTAATGGAAATTTTAAATAAAACAAATAATTTTATTGTAACAGATGAAATTTATTATAAAGTAGGTTTTTAATATGTTGAATAAATATTTTGATAAGATATACTGTATAAATTTAGACCGGAGAAAAGATCGCTGGGACGAGACAGTTAATGAATTAAATAAATGGGGATTATTAAATCAAGTTGAGAGGTATAGCGCTATTGATGGGAGTGATATAATAGGTGAATACCCAATTAGTTTAGGTAATGTTGGTTTGATAGAAACTAATATTAAAATTATTAATGACGCTAAAGAGAAGAACTATGATAATATTTTAATATTAGAAGATGATGTTGAATTTACTAAAAATATAGATCTTTTTGCGGACTATTATAATCAACTCCCTAAAGATTACGATATGGTTTGGCTAGGTGGTAACCATAATTTACATATGGGTAAATTAGTTAATAAGATTAACGATAAGATAATTAAACTACACTCTACGTATGCGACACACGCAGTAATAATAAATAAATCTATGTTTGATGTTATCCCAAAATTAATATCTAAAAAGAAAAAACCTATAGATGTTTATTATTGTGATTTACAAAAATCATTTAATTGTTATGGGTTCTACCCTAATATTGCGACCCAACGACCTAGTTATAGTGACATTGAAAATAAATTTATGGATAATAGATGGTTATTTAAATAGTTATGATTAGTTGTTATTTACAGGGTGGGTTAGGTAATTATATGTTTCAGATTGCGACAACTTATTCACTATCTAAGGATTATGGATTTGACATAACATTTAGTACAAAAAATTATTTAAAAAAACATAATAGCATTAACTACTATAAAAATAATGTCTTTAGGAAATTAAAATTTGACCTTAGTTTTACCCAAGAATTTTTATATACTGAACCAGAATTTAGCTATAAAAAAATCTCAATAAGAGATAATACAAAACTAAATGGTTACTTCCAGTCTGAAAAGTACTTTTTACATAATAGAAACTTAATTATAGATTTATTTTCGGCAACAGATAACGATTTGTCTTATATTAATAACAAATATAAAGACATCCTTAATAAAAAAACTTGTTCGATACATGTTAGACGTGGAGACTATTTAAATCTACAAAATCATCACCCAATATGTGCCATTGATTATTATAAAAGTGCGATTAATATTATTGGTAATGATCATACTTTTTTAGTTTTTTCAGATGATATTGGTTGGTGTAAAAAAAATTTTAAAGGTAATAACTTTGTTTTTATAGAAAACGAAAAAGATTATATTGATATATATTTAATGAGTTTATGTGACAACAATATTATAGCGAACTCAACATTTTCATGGTGGGGCGCCTGGTTAAATAAAAACAAAAATAAAAAAATAATAATCCCACGTATATGGTTTGGTAATGCAAAAAATAATTTACCAACAAAAGACTTATATCCAGATGGGTGGATAAAACTTTAATTATGAATCATCACAAGTTAGTAGAACAATGGAAATTAAATAATGGAGATAAAACACTTAGGTTAAATTATAATCTAAATGAAAACTCAATAGTTATCGATGGCGGTGGTTATAAAGGTGAATGGGCAAGCGACATATTTGAAAAGTATAAATGTACAATTCATATTTTTGAGCCTGTTAAAAAGTTTTATGACATAATAAAGGAAAAATTTAATGGTAACGATAAGGTGTATGTTCACAACTATGGTCTATCCAATATGGATAGGAGTGTTGATATTTCGATAGAGAATGATGCGTCATCTATTTATACTAATAATGGTACAAAAGAAACTATTAAACTTGTTGATATTAATCAGACATTAAAAAAATTAAACCTAAGTAAAGTCGATTTAATGAAATTAAATGTTGAGGGTGAGGAGTATAACATTTTAGAGGGTCTTATTGAAGGTAATAATTTATCCATTTTTAACAATCTACAAATACAATTTCATAGGTATGGTAAAGACTATGATAATAGAAAGGTTCTAATTGAAACTGTGATAAGGGAGTCATTCATACCAACATATGAATATAATTATGTTTGGGTAAACTATATGAAAAAATGAATAAGTGGGATTCAATAACTATAGAACCAGGTACACCCAATCATTCTTTAATTAAAGATGTAAATGGGTTTATGGAACACACTAAAATCCCTAATATAGAAAATATTGTAACAAATAAAAGAGTTGCGTTAGTGGGTCCAGCACCATCCTTAATTGGTTTGGGTGATGGTAATCTAATAGACTCATATGATGTTGTGGTAAGAGTAAATCAAAAATTTAAACTTTCAACCAAAAATGAAAAAGATTACGGATCTAGAAATGACATACTAATAGGTAGTTTTAATAGTGAAAACATTAAAGAGTGCGATAAAAATTATGAATATATAAAGTCTTTTCAACACATTATAGGGGTTATGCCTAGTTCTAACTATCAACCTAAAATTAATTTCTTTGAGAAATTAATTAGGGATGGTGTAAATTCTACAAGACTAAATGATAGATATATCTATAAGGTGTTTAAAGACGTTGGGACTGTGCCAAATAGTGGGTTAATGGGTATTATTTTTTTAATGAACTATAATATAAAGGAACTCTACGTTGCCGGTTTAACGTTTTATAATATGGGTAAGTTTGGTGATATTTACTATGATGACTATAAAGATTCGGTAGAAAGTTCTGGTCAAAATATAGATAAAGATAGTCATGCACATAAAATACATAAACAAAAACCCCAAATAGAATATTTTAAAAAATTATATAACGAAAATAAGGAAATAATAAAGCTAGATAAGTATCTAACCAAAAATTTATTTTTATAAAAAATCAACATATACAATACACTTAAAAATGAAAAAAGTCGCAGTAATACCAGCGTTATTAAATAGTACTAGAGTACCTAACAAAAACCTAATGTTAGTTGACGGTTTCCCATTAATATACTATGTTGTAAAGTCTTGTAAAAAATCAGAAGCTTTTGATGAAATATATATTAATTCAGATAGCTTAATTTTTAAACAAATAGCCAAAGAATTAGGTGTTAAGTTTTATTATAGAGATGAAAAAAATGGTGGTTCTAAATGTACTATGATAAATAATTCTAAGGATTGTGGTGGTAATAGATGTACAATACATGATCATTTTCTTTATGATTTTATTAAGAATATAGAATGTGATTACATAATACAAGTACACACAACATCGCCATTGTTAGAACCTAAAACAATATATAATTTTTCTAAAAAACTAGAATATTACGATTCTCTAGTAACGACAGAACAAACATACTCTGAGAGTTTTATGGATGGTAAACCCATAAATTTTAACCCTAAGAAAAAACAAGAAACACAGTCATTATCACCAGTAGATTCTATTTGCTGGGCAATGACAGGGTGGAAAAAAGAAACTTTTATAAAAGAATATGAAACAGGGCCTACTTTTTGTGGGGAATTTGGGTACTTCCCTATAAGTAAAATAGAGGCTATAGATGTAGACACAATGGATGAATTGTACATTGCAGAAGCTTGTTTAAATCATAGAAAAAGAAAAGATAGTGTTGGTAAATTTTATTACCATAATAATATAACTTCTATTGAATCTGCTTTAGTTGATTTAATAGCGTTAGACGGATCACCAATACCATCAGAAGATGTATTAGGTCATAATGAAACCTTAATGGATTTAGATGAGATAGAAAAAAAACTAGGTGATGATGATTGGTGTTACCCTGTAGTTTATACCGATAATGATCAAATCGCTTTTATAAGACAATCTAAAGGTAAAGGTTGTAGAAAACATTATCATCCCACTAAAGATGAATGGTGGGTTATCTATAGGGGTGAGTTTGAATATAAATTATGGTACAATAGAGAAAACCCAAAAGGAAGTCCCGATAAAATAATAGTCGCAAAATCAGGTAATTTAGTATTTTTACCTAAAGGAACTGTACACATTATTTCTTGTATTAGTGATGAACCTGGTGTTAGATTAGCTTGTGGTGGAAAAGAAATGGCACATGTATATGTAAAATAATAAATAAAAACTTTAAATTAAAAAAAATATAATTATAATTATAATTATAAAAAATAATTATTATGTCAAATATTGATTTTGAAAATATTGAAGAAAAATTCGAAAAAACATTAACAACAAAAGAGTGGGAAAAATTTGTAAAGGATTTTAATGAATGCGATGACATTTATATAGTCGCTAATGGTGGATTATGGGCGGTTGGTAATCATGCGGCGGATGACTGTACAAGACTTTTTGCAAAAGCTGGTATTAAGAAACATATTTCCACAATGGAAAGTCAATGTTTGATTACTAGTATTGCTAACGATTATGGTTATAATAACCTATTCCTTAATTGGTTAGATTTAGCAAAACAGACAGGGAAAATGGATGGTAAAAAAGTTATGATTATTGCATTATCTTGTTCAGGCAACTCTAAGAATGTAATATCTTGTTTACATTGGGCAAAAAAAAATGGTTTTAAATCGGCTTTAATATCTGGCGCTAAAAGTCAAGTACTCCCAGAAAAAGTTAATGAAATAAATTTAGAATGTAAGTATTTTCATACTGTTGAGGTACTTACTTTAATATTATTTTATGATTTAATTCATGCTTGTGGCGCACAATGCCCATCAATAAAAGATGAGGTAGTGAGAAAAGGTGCCGCGGAAAGTATTGATAGAAACCCAACTAAGTAATGAATTTAAATGGAAAAAAGGCGTTAGTAACTGGTGGTTCTAGAGGCATAGGTAAAGCCATTAGTGATAAACTAGAATCTTATGGTGCTAAAGTTATACGAACTAGTACTAGTGAAGTGGATTTTTCAAATGAAGAATCCACTAAAAACTTCTTAGATAAAATCAAAGACACTGATATTGATATATTAGTAAACAACGCTGGTATATGTATTAATAATTTTATCGGTGATGTTTCTTACGAAGATTTCGACAAAGTACAGAAAGTTAACCTATATGGACCTTTTAGAGTGACTCAAGTTGTTTGTGAGGGTATGAAAAAAAGAGGGTATGGTAGAATAGTAAACATATCATCAATAAAAGGAACTGGTTCTTCCCAAGGAAGATTGTCCTATACCACATCTAAAAGTGGTTTAAATGGTATGACTAGAACTATGGCTTGTGATTTGGCACCATATGGTATTTTAGTTAATTCTATATCACCAGGATTTACCAATACAGAATTAACCGATTCAATGTTAACTCAATCAGATAAAGACTACCTAGTTGAAAGAATCCCTATGAACCGGTTTGGCGAAGTGGAGGATATAGCAAATTTAGTTAGTTTTTTTGTTAGTGACTTAAACACGTATGTTACAGGACAAAACATAGTGGTTGATGGTGGATATACAATTAATATGTAATGGAAATAAAATCTAGTGTACATAATTATATGGTTGAGTTTGGTTCTATAAATGATATAGAAGTGGATAAAGGTGATTATATAATTGTTGATGGTAATCTATTAGGTGATTTTTGGAAAGTTATACAAGACAACCCAAAATTTGTTGTAGACGCCACTGAACGTAGTAAAGAATATAGTTACATAACATCAATAATTAATAATATTATTGAATGTGGGTTTAGAAAGAACAATAAAATTATAGCAATAGGTGGTGGCGTGGTACAAGATATATCAGGTTTTATATCCTCAATTCTTTATAGAGGTGTTAAATGGGTTTTCTTCCCAACAACATTATTAGCTCAAGGTGATAGTTGTATTGGAGGTAAGACATCTATAAATTTTGGTGAGTATAAAAATCAAATAGGCGGATTTTATCCACCACATAAAATCATAATAGATACTAATTTTCTAAAAACTCTAACAACACTACAAACGTATTCAGGTATAGGTGAAATGGCGCATTATTTTTTTATAGATGGTAAAGAGTCATTTGACTTTTTTAGAGATTATTTATTCAATATAGATCAACTTGACGTAAAATCACTAATACAACATAGTTTAAAAATTAAAAAACGTATGGTTGAGATTGATGAATTTGATATTGGCCCTAGACGTGTTTTTAATTATGGACATTCTTTTGGTCATGCAATTGAGTCGATAACAAGTTATGATATTCCACATGGAATTGCTGTTTCATATGGTATGGATATGTCTAACTACGTTTCAATGAGTCTAGGGTATATAAATAAAGAAGAGTACGATGAAATGTACGATGTTTTAAAGTACGTACATAAAATAAAGGAATTACCACATATCGAATTAGATGATATGATGAATGCTTTAAGTAAAGACAAGAAAAACATAGACCTAACTTTTGGGTTAGTTTTAACCAAAGGTCTTGGTAATATGTTTCTAACACAAGAAAACCCAAATATAATTAAAGAAATATTAAAAGATTATTTAAATGGATAAAATAAGTATTGTTGATAAATCTTTTAGTCATTCGAAATTAGGGTACTGTAGCGACTTTCAAACATCAAAACAGTTTGTGTGGGATAGAAATAACATTAGTGGTGATATAGTTTATACCGATATGACTCTTAATCTTGTTAAAAAAAACGATATTGGTAAAAACTATGCGTGGTTAATAGAGCCTGTTGATATTTCACCTAAAAATTATAGTATAATTAAACAAAATGAACATTTTTTTTATAAGGTTTTTACACACGAAAAAACATTACTAGACTTAGGTAGTCCATATACTTTTGTTCCATTTGGTTGTTGTTGGATTAAACTAGAAGACCAAAGAATGTGGCCAAAGTCAAAATTTATTAGTATCATAGCATCTAACAAGACCGAAACTAGCGGTCATAAGTTAAGACATCAAGTAATTAGTACACATAGACACCTAACTAATTTTGATGTATATGGTAGAAAGTACAATCCATTAGTTTATAAATTAGATGGTCTTAAAGATTATATGTTCCATATTGTTATTGAAAACTGTAAACGTGATTATTGGTTTACTGAAAAACTTATCGATTGTTTAGTAACTGGAACTGTCCCAATATATTGGGGTTGTCCATCAATAGGTGATTTCTTCGACACTAGAGGCTTTATTATTGTTGATAATATTGAAGACATCTCAAATGTACTAGGTTTAGTTAATAGTTTAACAGAAGAAAGATATAATGAAATGCTACCATATATCAAGGCTAACCTTGCTAAGGCTAAGGAATTCTTATTACCGGATGAATGGGTTTATAAAAAAATTAAGGAATGAAGAGTTGTATAATAATGGGTAATGGTCCATCGTTGAATAAAATAGATATTGATAAATTAAAAGGTATCGATACATTCTCAGTTAATGGTGCGTTTATGTCTTATGATGAATGGGGCTTTAGTCCAACATATTACTGTATTATCGATGGTAATTCTACTAGGTTTTTAGTTGATGATATTAAGGAGTTGGTTAAGACTAATAAATACATTAAGAAATTTTTCCTATGTGATCTTAAAGACGATTTTAAGTTTGCTCAAATTGATGATGAACGAGTTAGTGTGGTTACTGGATTTGGTAGTTACGTTAAGTTTAATGAGTGGGAAAATAAAATACCAAATAAAATTAACAATCTACCAATACAATACAGTGTTACAGCATATGTAATACAAATAGCAATTATGTTGGGTTATGACAACATAGGGTTAGTTGGTGTTGACGCCAGATATGCCCCAAGAATAGACGTTAGGGTTGATGGTGTTTATACCGAAGGAGAGCATAAAGGTAAACCAAAGGTGATATTCACATCAGATAATGATCCAAACCATTATATTAGTAATTACCATGGAAAGGGTCATATGACCTCTAAAAGTAATTTAACCGGTGTTGCTGGTAATGACTTGTCGCCATATCAAAATATAGCTAAGCTAGGAAAGAGAATTAAAGTTAATATTAACTCATGTACCGATGGGTCAAGAGTTAATGGAATTTTTCCTTATGTCGATTATCTAGAATTTATTAAAAATAGTACAAATGAGTAAAAAGATTTTAGTTACTGGTGGATCTGGAATGGTTGGTAAGTCTTTAAAAAAGTTTTTACCTAACGCCACATACCTATCCTCTAAAGATTGTGATTTAACCAATGAAAATGAAGTAGCCTTATTAATGAGTAGAAACAATTTTGATGTTGTTATACATTTAGCAGCTAAGGTTGGTGGTATTATTGATAACATAGAAAACCCTGATACGTATTTTGTAGATAACATACAAATGAACACTAATATAGTTAAGTGGTCTAGAATTACAGGTGTTAAAAGGTTTATTGGTATATTAAGTACTTGTATTTACCCCAATAAAGTAGAGGAATATCCAATGACTGAAGAGATGTTACATCAAGGACCACCCACCCCAACAAACTTCTCATATGGTTACGCTAAAAGATGTTTGGCTGTACACATTGACGCTTGTAACGAACAATATGGAACCAAATATCAATACCTAATACCTTGTAACTTATATGGTGAGAACGATAAATTTGGGAAGAATAGTCATTTTATTGCTGCCTTAGTTAAGAAAATAGTTAAAATGGAGGAAGAAGGTAGTAATCAGTTAGAATTATTTGGTACTGGTAATCCTTTAAGGCAGTTTATACATTCAGATGACTTAGCCTGGGTTATTAATGAGTGTTTAGAAAGAGGTATATACGAAAATTTTAATGTAGCAACAGAAGATAACTTATCAATAAAGGGGATTGCTGAAATTGCTTTAAATTCTTGTGGATTACCCAAAACCAAAATTATTTTCGACTCAACAAAACCTGATGGTCAATATAGAAAAGATGTATCAATTGATAAACTTAAGAATTTACTTCCTGACTTTAAGACAATATCTTTAAGTGAAGGAATTAAAAAAGTATATGATAAAATTAGTAAGTGATACAATCAATAGAGATGACATCAATAGTTTAGTTGAATGGTTATCCCAAGATGAAATCCCAAGACTCACTAAGGGTGAATTAACTTGGGAATTGGAAAAAAAATGGGCTAAAAAGATTGGTACCAAGTATTCGGTGTTTGTGAATTCTGGTTCATCGTCAATCTTATTAACATTAGCAGCATTAAAACAATTAGGAAAATTAAAAAACAACAAAATCGTGGTACCAGCTTTAAGTTGGGCTACGGATGTTAGCTCACCTATGTTGTTAGGTTACGACACAGTTATGTGTGATTGTAATTTAACTGATCTTTCTTGTGATTTAAACCATCTAGAATCATTATTTGTGGAACATAATCCGTCAGTTATGATTTTGGTTTCTCCACTAGGCTTAGTACCACAAATGGATGAAGTTCTTCGTTTATGTGAAGAATATGGTGTATTGTTATTAGAAGATGTGTGTGAGAGTATGGGGTCTAAATACCAAGGTAAGTATCTAGGTAGTTTTGGGTTTGCTTCATTCTTTTCAATGTATTTCGGGCACCACTTATCCACTATTGAGGGTGGTTTCATTAACACAGATGATGAGGATTTCTATCACTTGTTGTTGATGATGAGAAGTCATGGTTGGGATAGGGATTTACCTGAGTGGAAACAAAAGGAACTTAGAGAAGAGTATGGGTGTTCGGATTTTGAAGCCTTATATAATTTCTATGTACCTGGTATGAATCTACGTTCTACAGACCTACAAGCTTTTATTGGTCTTAAGGCTATTGATAGGTTGGATGAGTATAGTGAAAAGAGAAGAAATAATTTCTTTAAATATAAAGATTTAATGTTAACCAGTAAGTTACGGTTGGTTGAACGTGAGGGTGACTACGTTTCTAGTTTTGCCATACCAGTAATCCATAATGAAAGAAATTACTTAGTTAAAGCCCTACAGGAATCTAATATTGAAGTTAGACCTTTAATCGCTGGTAATATGGCAAATAAACCTATGTGGGATAAAGATCAAAAAGATTTACCCAACTGTGAACTAATAGATAAATACGGTTTCTACGTACCAAACCACCAAGACTTATCTGAAACCGACATTAACACAATAACAAGAATTTTAAACTTTGCGTACCAAACATGAAAAAAGCTTTAATAACAGGTATAAATGGACAAGACGGTTCATACTTAGCTGAATTTCTTTTAGATAAAGGTTATGAAGTGTGGGGTATTGTAAAAAGAAATTCTGTATCAGAAACACAATCAGTTAGAATAGATCATATTTTTGATAAAATTAATTTAGAATATGCCGATTTAACTGATATGGCTTCACTAGTTAGTGTATTACAAAAAATACAACCTAATGAAATATATAACTTGGCGGCACAATCACACGTTAAGGTTAGTTTTGATCAGCCAATATATACCGCAAACGCAACTGGATTAGGTGTACTTAATTTGTTAGAAGCGATTAGAATGGTATCACCTAAATCTAAGGTATACCAGGCTTCTTCATCAGAAATGTTTGGTAATAACATTGATAGTGATGGTTATCAAAGAGAAACAACTCCTATGAACCCTGTTTCACCATATGGGTGCGCTAAAGTATTTTCATACAATATAACAAGAAATTATAGAAATTCTTATGGTATGAAAATATGGAATGGGATTCTTTTTAACCATGAATCACCAAGAAGAGGAACAAACTTTGTAACTAATAAGGTGGTTAAAGCAGCGGTAAGAATTAAATTAGGTTTACAAGAAAAACTATCAATAGGTAATTTATCTGCAACAAGAGACTGGGGACATGCCAAAGACTATGTGAGGGCAATGTGGATGATGTTACAAACAGATAAACCAGATGATTATGTATGCGCCACAGGTATTTCACATTCTGTTATGGATTTATGTAAGTACGTTTTTGACGAATTAGATTTAAACTATTTAGATTATATTAAGATAGATGAAAAACATATGAGACCAGAGGAATTAGAAAACCTTAAAGGGGACTCTACAAAATTAAGGAAAGAATTATTATGGGAACCTGAGTACACATTTGAGTCTATGTTAGATGAGATGATTTCCTACTGGTTAAATTATTATAATAAATAAAAATATATGACAACAAAGAAAAATCAAAATGATGGTACATCATCAAAAAAAGACCTAATTAATTTAATAATTAAAAAGAAACAAAGGAACAAGTTTTTAACATCAAATCAAGAAGAATATTACGATACATTAAAAACCAATGAGATAACAATATGTTCGGGCCCAGCTGGTGTTGGTAAATCGTATATCGCAATGAAAGCAGCAATTGATTTGTTAGTGGACCAAAATAATTCATATGAGAAAATTATAATCGTTAGACCTGCGGTTGAGGCGGAAGAAAAATTAGGTTCTCTACCAGGTGGATTAGAAGAAAAATTAGATCCATACATTTTCCCGTCATATTATCTACTAAATAAGATTATTGGTAAAGAGGCTAGAGAAAAACTAAAAGAAATTGAGGTTATTGAGGTCTTTGCTCTTGCTTATATGAGAGGAATGAATATTGATAATTCAATTCTAATTTTTGAGGAGGCTCAAAACGCAAGTCCAAATCAGATGAAATTACTATTGACAAGAATTGGGTTTAATAGTAAATTCTTTATATCTGGTGATATCGAACAGACTGACCGGTATAAGGATAAAAAACATTCAGGTCTTTATGACGCACTACAAAAATTTAAAGACGTTGCTAGAGTTGGTGTTTTTGAATTTAATGGTAAAGATGTTGTTCGTAACCCATTAATTAGTAAAATATTAGAGAAGTATGATGAGAATAGGGATTGATCTTAATGGTGTCTTAAGGGATACATATCTTAAGTTCGAACAGATATACGAAAAACATTTAATTGATAAGGGTGATGATGAAATACAAACGTATGATTTATCATTTTCTGGTGAAACAAATGAAATTAGTGGACTTACAAAAACCATAACAGAACAGAGTTTTGAGTATAAAATTTTAAGTGATGTTGACACAAACAATCTAATGAATCACTTTGCATTTCCAAGTCAAGAAGATTTATTTTCATTTATGTATGAAGAATATACTATGGAGCTTTTTGGACATGCCCCATCAACGGAACTTAATTCGTTTAATGTCCTTAATGATTTTTACTACAATAATAGAGATAATATGGATATTAAGATTATTTCAAATGAGATGGGAAAATCAAAACCAGCATCATTGTTCTTCCTATCTAAATTTGGTTGTCTAATAGAATCAGTATTCTTTTATAGTGAAATAACTAAAAATAATATGTGGGAATCCCTTGATGTTTTACTTACGGCAAATCCAGATCTATTATTAGATATACCAGATAATAAAGTTGTTATAAAGTATAACACAAAATACAATAAAACCATATCATCTAATTTTAATATTGATACATTAAATGAACTAGATGATGTAATAAAAAATATGAATGTAAATGTTTAAATTATTTAATGAAATGTATTATATCGATTTTGATGAAATCGAAGTTTATGTAAATATGACTGGTACATCAGGTGAAACACAGATTAATGTCGTTAAATACGAATTAGTAAAAAATATGTTAGATACTATCTTAACAGAAGCAAATGAAGTGGATGAAAATTTAGGTTTAAAAGGTAGTGAACTAACTTTACCATTTAAATTTGCATTTAATTCACTATTATTAAAAAAAATAATAAAAAAAATATAGAAAATTATGGACGCAGAACAATTAAAAAAATTAGAACGCTCGATTCAGAATATGCGCGATAAAAAATCTAGGTTGTATTTTATGGTACAAGATACTAAAGGAAACGCTAGAGCGTCTCTAAGGTTTATTTACCAAATGGCAATGATCTTAAAAGAAGATGGTTATAATCCAATTATTTTACACGAAACAAAAGATTATTTTGGAGTTAAGGATTGGTTAGGTGAAGAGTATATGACAGAATTACCGCATAAAGCAATTGATGATGGTAACCTTGAAATTTCCCCAGACGACTTGTTAATTATCCCAGAAATATTTGGTTACATTATGGAACAAGTTAAAAATTTACCTTGTGGTAAGATTGTTCTAGCACAGGCTTATGACCATATGTTTGAGACTTTACAACCTGGGCAATCTTGGGATCAACTAAGTTTTCTTAAATGTTTAACAACATCTAAATCACAAGAGGACTACATTAGTAAAATTATGAGGAGAACATCATTTAGTGTCATAAATCCAGTAATTAGTGAATGTTTTACTAAACCAGAATTACCACCAAAGACAGTTATTTCAATTCATACTAGAGATCAACGAGATACAACAAATTTAATTAAAAAATTCTATGTTAAGTTTCCACAATATAGATGGATTACATTTAGAGATATGAGAGGATTAAGCGAACAAGAATTCGCTAATGCGATGAAAGATAGTTTCCTATCAGTTTGGATTGACCCAACTAGTGGATTTGGTACTTTCCCATTAGAGTCAATGAAGATGGGAGTTCCGGTTATTGGTGTATTACCGCATCTACAACCAGAATGGTTAAGTGAAAATAATGGTATTTGGATTGCAAATAAAAATACAATGGCTGATGTTGTTGCTGATTTCATCCAAAATTGGTTAGAAGATAATATTAGCCCAGATTTATATACTGATATGGAATCCACAGCGAATACATATTCTAGTATGGAGAAATTTAAGATGGATGTAATAACAACATTTTCAGATATGATTAGTAAAAGAATAGAGTCATTTGAAGAACAACTAAATAAATTTGAAACAATAGAATAATATGGAAAATAAAAATACAATATCGGTTATTTTACCAATAAAGTCAGCAAGACCTACTGACTTTGCAGATTTTTTTGATAAGGCGGTAAAGTCACTTGAGTCTCAAAAAGAATTAATTAACGAACTAGTTATTGTACCTACAAGTGAGGATACACTAAAAAACTTTTTAGATGAGTATGACTTTAATGGTTTAAATGTAGTGATTAAAGAATACACTGGAAAACCAAACTTTGCGAGTCAAGTTAACTATGGTGTTGAGAACTCATCATCTAATTGGGTTTCAATTCTAGAATTTGATGACGAATACTCAAATATTTGGTTTAAAAATGTTAAATCCTATATTAATTATTACCCAGAAACAGACGCATTTATGCCAATAGTTGTTGATGTTGATAATAAGGGTGTTTTTGTTGGGTTTACAAATGAGGCAACTTTTGCCGCAAACTTTACAAGTGAGATGGGAATTTTAGATAATGAAATTTTAATGTCATATCAAAATTTCCAAATTTCAGGTCTTGTTATTAAAAAAGATTCTTTTGTTAAAAATGGGATGTTAAAACCATCATTTAAACTAACTTTTGGGTATGAGTTCTTACTAAGAATGACAAAAAATAACGTAAGATTTATGACAATACCAAAAATTGGTTACAAACATATGAATTTAAGGGAGGGTTCAATATTCTGGAACTATAAAAATGGTGATGAAAAACTAGTTGATGATGAGGTTAGATTTTGGATTGAGTCAGCAAAAAATGAGCACTTATATATTATAGATCGAGAAATAAATTATGAACCACAAGTAGTTTAATGCTCAAGGAAAATGAAAAAATAGATAACACAAGTGAGGTAAAGAAGAAGAAGGGGAGAAAAAGTAAGAATTATTTTGCAGAAACAGAGGAGCAAGCCGTAGTTGATTATTTAACCGCTACGACATTTGATGAAAAAAATAAAATCTATAATGCGCACTTACGAGACCCTTTAGATAAGATGATATCATCTATAATTAGAAGATATAAATTATATAGGAAGGATATGAATTTTGAAGAAATTCATGTCGACACGCACTCATTTTTAATGACAAAAATAGATAAGTTTAGGCCAGCAAAAGGTAAAAAGGCCTATTCTTATTTTGGTACTATTTGTAAAAATTATTTGATGGGACAGATAATGAAAGATCAAAAAGAAACAAATAGAAAAATATCATATGAGGACATTTCTACAAACTTAGAACACACCCCAGATATGATATACTATTTGGACAATGAGGATGTTACAACTGAGGAAATCATTGAAAAATTTTTAATAAAATTAGGTAGTATTATTGATAATGACCGGATTTCTATTGAGGAAAATAGATTGGGGCAAGCAATCCAAGACTTACTCGAAAACTATTCAACTAGATTTCCAGACTCAACAAACAATAAGTTTAACAAGAATGTAATCTTATTTGAATTGCGGGAGATGACGAATCTATCAACTAAAGAGATAAGAAATTCAATGAAAAAGTTTAAAAAAATTTATGTCGAAATAGTTCAAGATATTTTAAATAAGTAATATTTATAATTAATATGCCAAGACCAACAAAAAAAAAGATTAATTTAACTAAAGATTCACTACTATCTCTAATGCAAGAAATTTATAATGAGTTAGTGGAACAGAGAAATACTGCAATAAGGATTCAAAATAAAATGTTAACTATGATGAAGGAACCTGAAGACATGACTTTAATTGGTCCAATCATAGAAAAGCAACAAAAAATTGTAAATGATTGTGTCGAAAAGAAACTTTCATTGTCTAAACTGCAGGCACAAATTTGGCAAAAATCACAGGAAAAACAAGATGATTTAACTCTTTCTGATTTAGATTTAGATGGTGATTTATTTAAAAATCTAATTGATAAAGACATTTCTACTGATAAAAATTATAAACTTGATAAGTAATGGCTCTCGATATAGAACAGGGGTATACTGATATTGATGATTCTATTAGTAAGACTAAAAAGTATAAAAAGTTAACCGCCGATTACAAAAGATTAAAGAAAAAAGCTGGTAAAACCTTTGAAGATAAAAAGAGTAAGGTTACTAGAACATATAATAGTTATAAGAAAAAAACAAATAGAGCTTTAAAAAGTAGTGAAACACAATTAGATAAACTACTAGATACTAAATTTATCTCTGCTGAGGATCAGTTCGAAAAGGCTCTAGATAGTTTTAAACCAGAAAATTTACGTAAATATAATAAAGGTAGTAGTGTTAAAGTATATATAGTTAACAAATTCATAAATGCTTTAATTGATTTAAAACCAAAACTAGTAGAATTATTAGGAACCGAGATTTTAACTGCTGCGGGATGTTCCGAAGAGCAAGAGTTTATCGCAGGTCAAGACTTTTATATTAAAGTACAATCAATTGACTTATTAGGACAATTAAAAATAGACCCATCAAGTAAGGTTGGTGCTATTAGTTATGAAGAAAGTCAAACACCATTTCCTGCAAAACCATTCTCTATGAATCGGGAATTATATAATCGTATACAAAATATATCACAACCATTTTCTACACAATATTCTTCACAGTATATTGGTGCATCTCAACAAGACTTATTTGACATTACTTATGTTGAGCAGGATGATCTTGGGAACCCTGGTTTCTTTTTTAAAGTAACACCAGCCAATAGAATTACTGGAAATAAAATAAAAGATTTTGTAAAAGATTATTATAAAACAATAGATATTATTGACTTTAAAAACATTTTTGCAAATCTAATGAATATCCTAACTGGTGCGATATCAATAGAAAAGGGAGACGGAAAGGGTGATCTTGAAGGTCTACAAAAAGTATTTTTAATTTTACAAAGAATTCTTGGATTGTGTTTTGATAGTACAAAAGAAATTGATGTGTCTGGTACTGCTAAAACATCAGAGTTAGATAATGTTGATGATGCTTTTTTTGAATTTGACGAACTTGACCTTACTTTTATTGATGGACAAGTATCTAATATTTTAAATGGTGTTGCTGAGTTTTTAGAGTGTGATAATGTTAAACTACCAATAAATTCATTGGCAATTGTAAACGCAATAAACAATTTGTCTTTTGTTCCTGGAACAAATAATTCTAATCAGATTGAAAACGCGGCAAATCTTGCCAATACGTTAACACAAAACCCAGATTGGTTACCCCTTAAAATTAATATCGATACTGAATTTATAAAAGAATTCCCAAAGGCAGTAACTATGGCTGCTCTATCACCTAAAACATTATTGCCACTATCGATTGCCTTGAAATCAACAGGTAATAATAGTATGAATTATATAACCAACTATATGGACTTTATAAAAAACTTTAGAAGTTTTTTCATTAACGTTTCATCTAAAATTGGTGGTATATATGCTAAGCTTATTTTTGATTCGGTGGTAAAGGACATTAAAAAATTAATCCAGGATGTTACACAGGATATTGCTAAGGAAAAAAAGAATAAAAAGATGGCAATAATTTTAACCTTAGCCGAGGTTTTAGTAACTATTGCTAGTTTAATTTCAGATATTAGAAGTTGTAGAAGTGTGATAGATGAATTACAAAAATTACTAAAGATAGCATCAAAAGGATTTAACGATCAAATCCCATTACCATTATTACTAGCTTCTAGATTTTTAACTGGATTTTCAGCAAGTAGAGCATATATTAATGTTATTGGGGAGTTTGAGAAACTTGGACTACCAACAGGCCCAATGCCAGATGGGAGTCCTAACCTAATGCTTGCATCAATAAAAGCTTTGATTGATGGTATGGATAAAGAAGAAAGTGAAAATGGTCAAGTACAAGTTGCTGTTGACTTTTTATCCACAACACCAATTGGACAAACAATACCTAAAGTAGTATATGGAAAAAAACTATAATGAAAATGAAAAGGTTATGGCTAATGATGTTTTAAAAATTATTGCCGATTATAAGAACTCGTCTAATAAAGATTTGGAAAAGGCTCTTGGTTTTGTTAAACTAGATTTTTACAACACAAAAGAACATTTGATTAAAATGACAAAACATCTAGATAGACTAGAGTTAACCTACAATAAACTATTAAAAGAACATAATTCTAGGAATGGCAAATAATATGGATCTTCAGGATCAGAGGATTATTATACCTGGTGTTGTATTGGACAACCAAGACCCACTTATGATTGGTAGGATTAGGGTATTACCATCAACTGAAAACGAAATTCAAGCATATCCTGAAAATTGGTCAAAAAAAGATGAATGGACAATTAAAGACCCATTTGTTTTTTTACCATTAATACCATATTATATAAGTCAAGTTCCAAAAATTGATGAGTACGTTCATATTGTATACGCAACAAAACAAGAAAGAAAAGACGGTACAAAATTTTATATTCAAGGACCATTATCTAGGCCATGGAATAACTCATTTGAAGGTTATAGGAACGCTCAAAGTGTTATGGCTAATGGTGACAACCTACAAAAGGCAAAATCTATTAGGAATTCAGAAACTGGAGAAGTAGAAGAACCATATAGAGGACTTTATCCAGAACCAGGAGATAATGCCATTATTGGTAGGGGTAGTACTGATATTGTATTAAAAGATGATGATTTATTAATTAGAGCTGGTAAGTTTAATACTATAAGTAATGATGAGATACCAACTAAAAACGATAATAGATCATTTATTCAGTTGTCTAATTATGATTTCACACTATTAGATGATGGTACAGAGAATATTGTGTCTGTAGAATATGTTGATATCTTTGTTAAAATGTATGTTGAGTGGGCTCTTGATTCAATTACAACAACTCAGTCTGGCGCTAGTATAAATGGATATGTTAGATTAAATACTGTTAAAGAAAACGATACCACATTAGTTTCAAAATTTGAAATCTCAAACCCATCTGGTAGTACTTTAAACACAACAGTGGTACCTAATAGTCAGTTTAATTTTAGTGGGTACAACACAAACGATGTTATAAAACTAATAAACCAATATATTCAAGGTGTTAACAATGGAGTTGTTAATTTGGTTAATGAAGATTTTTCATATCCATCAATACCTGGTAGAATTGCAGAACAATTTCCATTTTTTTTCGGGCCAAATCCTGCAACATATAAATTAAACAATAGTACGGATCCTAATGTGTTTTCAGTCTTTACTGAAGTATATAACAATGTAAAATTCAATGAGGTCGATAACTTCTTTGGTTTTGGTGTGATATGGAGTAAAGGTGTTGTTGGGGCTCAAACTACTGATAAAAACCAAGAAATTAAAAAATCAAGATACGAACAGGTACAAACGACATATGGTGTTGTTGGTGGGGATTATTTATATTTGTTATCACACAAATCACAAAAACCAAACTTTGATAAAATTAATCTAAAGGATACACTTTATGGTATAACGCAAACTCAGTTTATTGAGGAGGTAAAACCAAAAACAAGTTCTATTGTTAGAGGTGAAGAATTATTAGACTTATTAAATAAAATTGTTCAGTTCTTATCCGATCATGTTCATCCATTCCCGGGTATCCACCCAATACAAGAACCAAATAATAGTGTTAAAATGTCGGAGATTCGTTCTCTAATAGAAAATGCACAAAATACAATCCTAAATCAAAATATTCGAATTAATTGATATTTATTATAAAAAAGACAAATGTCAATTCATAATTCTTATTTTAGTAAAAATAACACTATAGTTAATGGTGAATTAGTTAACGTTGGTAGAAACCCAATAATTGAACTTTTTTATGGTGATGGTAATATGGCTTACCCAACGGGATTCTCAAGACTAATTTTTGATCTCGACTTGAATGGTTTAATTGAAAAATATAATAATGGTACAATATCATCAGAGTGTACAACAAATATTAGACATATATTAAAACTAACAAATACTGGTCTATTTGATAGGGACTTCTTAAATAGTAAAACATCTGAGAATAAGCTAAGGGCAACATCTTTTGATTTAATTTTATGGAGAATACCATATGAAGATTTTGACCCGACAAAACCCCAAGAATGGGATGAGGGTGTTGGTTATGATTTTACAAATATAGCTTCTTTACCTGGTGATAAAAACTACTCTGATAGACCTTCTAACTGGACACAAAGACAAACAATATACGATTGGGAGCAACCTGGAATATATAGTAACACAAATAGTGGTACTTTTAATTTTTTAGATTTAACAATTGTCGATGTCCAGCACTTTGAATTTGGAAATGAGGATATTGAGTTTGATATGACAAGCGAGATTAATGAGATTATTAATGGATCATTTGAAAACCCTGTTGGTTGGGGAATTTCATTTCTACCACAATTAGAAAATTTAAGTGGTAATACAGACTCAAGCTACGTTGGGTTCTTTTCTAGGCACACACAAACTTTTTATGAACCAAGATTAGAGACAACATATGATGATATTATTGAAGATAATAGAAATAACTTTGCGTTAGGGAAATCAAATAAGTTATATCTATACACATATGAAAATGGTGACTTTATAAATCTAGATGAAAATCCATTAGTAACAATACTAGACCAAAATGGTAACGTAATTGATGGTTTAATAAATATGCCTAGTTGTTTAAAAACAATGGGGGTTTATGAAGTTGTAATACCCCCACTATTAGGTTATAGTACGCCATGTATATTCACAGATAACTGGTCAAATATTAAACTAAATAATTTCTCACTACCAGATATAAATAACGAGTTTGTAATATATCCTATTAAACATTCATTACAATTTGGTACAACAACAAATGATCCAGCAATTTATGGATTTGATTTTTTTGGTATTAAACAAGACGAAAAAATATTAAATACTGATGTTAGAAAAGTTGGTGTTATCATCAAACAAGCTTACACAACAAATAAAATGTTACCTAATGTTGTTGCGGAATATAGAGTATATGTTAGGGAAGGACAAACGGAGGTTCAAGTACAAGACTGGACAAAACTAAATAGAAGTCCAAATGAATACTACTTAATGTTTGACACTAGAGATAAGATACCAAATGAATATTATATTGATTTAAAAGTAATTTCATCGGGTGAAGTAAATACTTATAAAAGAACGATAAAGTTCCAAATAGTTAATAAAAAATAAAAAAATAAGATATGGCAGAAACAAGTGCAAATACAGAAACAATAATTTGTCAAGAAATTTGTGGTGACCCACTTAATACAGTTGTACAAATTGTCCCTCCACATCCAGTATATAGCGATTTAACTGGGGGTACTGTTACACAATTAAATATGATTGCTCTTGGCGGTCGTAATGGATTAAACTCTTAGGTAAAATGAATTTAAATAGAATTATTAAAAAAGTTTTAAGAGAAGAAAACGAATATCGCTCAGGTAGATATATGTTTTTTCAAAACCTACAACAAATGAGAAGACAATGTGATTTGTTGTTAGACTTGGACCCAGAAATGGTTGAGGGGATTTTAGAAAGTGGTCATGACTGGGCTCAAGACCATATTGCTGAAGCCAAAAATAATATGGATCAAGTTTTTGATTTTATAATGAATGAATCAAAAAAAGATGGAATGGAGTCATCTATGAATATAGACGATGAGGATATGGTTATGGAAGGAAGAAAAAAGTCCGGAACAAAATTATGTGCTAGAGGAAAGTCTGCAGCAAAAGCTAAATTCGAAGTTTACCCCTCCGCATATGCTAATGGGTACGCAGTACAAGTATGTCAGGGTAAGAAACCAGGATTAGATGGTAAAAAAAGATGTTCATCGCCTTATTGTTAATAATATTTTTTAAAATTTTTTTATAATTATATTTTTTTGTATACTTGTGCTATAAAACATAAAATATGAAGAAAAAAATTTTTAGATTTTTTAAAAGGTTAAAGTTAAAGACATATATTTGGCTTACAAAAAAAACATTCATTAAAACCTATAGTGATGATGTTGAGTCGTATGAAAAAACTTTTTTCCTAATCTGTACTAAAATAATTGGTCGTAAGGATAGTGAATTTATGATTGCGCCGGTTTCAAATAAAAGGTACATTAAAAACGACACACTACACCTATTCATTACAATTTCAAACAATAGAGTCGATTTAACAAATCACGTTTATCATTATAGTGTAAAATTAAGTAATAGAGATTGGGATAGACTTATTTTTATTTTTGATAAAGAAACTGATAAAAGAATTACAAATTATGAAAACACAATTAATTCACAAATTGAAAATTCTTTACATAAAGTATTAGATAAAATAACAAAATCTAAATTAGATAAAAAATAGTTACACACTTTTACCAAAAATATCCATAAACCCTTGTATATACGAAGATTTTTCTCCTACAATATAATCTTTGACCTCTACACAAGAAAATTTTGGATAATTGGTGTGATTAATTTTTCCACTATCACAATAACTATCTAATTTATTTAAAGCTTCGGCTACTTGATCTCTAATTTCTTTTTTTGGAAATATATTATGTATTTCTGGGTTTTCTTTTAAATCACAAAATTCGTTAAATTGATAGCATAAAATCTCCATTGCCGTATTTAAAAATTCTTCTTCGGGTGCCTGCATAACCTCATTTAATAAAAATCTATTTTCTAAAATACGATTTGACTCTTCAATATGTCTTTTTTTTGTGTAATTCATATTAATAAATATTTTTATAATCAAAAAAGTTTTTGTAAATTTGTTATATGAAAAATAGATTACCATACGAGCAAACATCAAAAGCAATCAAAGGATATGTTGATTCTAAAATAGCAAAAGGAGAAACAAACGATTGTGTTGTAAGAACCTTTGCGTCTTCATTTGAGATTCCATATGATGAGGCTCATAGTTTTGTTGCTAAATTCTTTAATAGACAACCAAGAAAGGGGACGTATCTAGTTTCATATAAATTAGTTCAGATGGCTGACAAAAAAATGACTATTAATAATAAAACTATTCATACTATGGGTGTTAGATCTAATAATTTTATGTCTAGATCTTTAGACTATGATGTGAAAGTTAAAGGTGTTATTAAAAAAAGAAAAATGACTGTTGGTCGATTTGTTAAAAACAATCCAGAAGGAACATTTTTTATACTTGTTAGTGGACACGCATTTAGTATTAAAGATGGGGTTGTTATTGGTAATTGGGATGATGCTAAAAAATTAAGAACTAGAGTACTATGTGCTTTTCAAATTAAGTAGTAATGAATAGTATAAATGATAACCTATATAATAGAACTCAAGATCAATTTAAACCACTAATTGGTAAACGTGTACAATGTATCGATAAAGATGGTAATAAGCGTGTTGGTATCCTACAATTCGCTGGGGTAAACGAGTTACTGCATAAAAAATTTCAAGTAACACTTAGTGGTTGTCCTATTTGGCCTGTAAATCCTAATACAATAAAGTTGTATAAAAATATTATTTAGTTTTTATTTAAAAATTGATATTTATAATAAAAACTAATATGAAAAAAATTATAAGATTAACTGAATTTGATTTAACTAGAATTGTTAGAAAAATTATAAATGAAGGTGACGACTTTAAATCCAACAAAAAGGAAGATGAGGATTTAAACTTACGAGGTAAATTAGATGATATTTTTTTTAGACATGATGAAGGAAATCTATTTAGTGAACCAGGAGAATTTGGGTATCTTTCAAGAGAACATCAACTAGGTAAAAAAGTTAGTCCAAGACAAAGACAAGAAAGAATTAGACAAGTAATTAAATTATTGTTAGATTATATAAAAGATTTGGAGCATGAAGCTAAAGATGCCGATACGATGGTTCAAAATCCTGAGTATGATAAACAATGGAGTGAGATTGAGAGTGATGACTGGGAGGAAGATATAGAAAATTAATTGGTTAATATAATTAATTTTAAAATCCCATCTTTTTAGGTGGGATTTTTATTTAAAAAATTTTTGTAAATTAAAATAATATTTTTATATTTGTGTTATGGTAACATTTAAAGACATTGAACTTAAGCCGCACCCAGTAGGTGATGGATTACTTGGTAGAATCTTTTTTCCTGGTGGATATGGATTATCTATTGTTAGATTTAAAATACCTGGCAGTAATCGATATTCTTCATACACATCAAATGATGATGAGTGGGAAGTTGCGATTCTAAAGAGTGATGAAAATGGATGGGACATATGTTATGACACAAAGTTAACTGGTGATGTACTAGGTTACCAAACGGAAGAGGATATCGATAGAATTATTCAACATATTATTAGACTACACTAATATGAAAACAATTGAAATTACATACGAAGAAATTAGAATGGCTACGAGACCAAATGTTTATCGTAATAGAAAGAAGTATACCCGTAAGGAAAAACACAAAAATCAGAAATACTATTAATTATTTCTTTTTATAAGAAACCCAATTAGGTTTTTGCCCTTTTCCTGTTTGTGTATCTTTTCTTTCCACAGCTCTTTTTTGTCTACAGGCGTTTCTTTTTTCGTCATCAGTCATTTTACCCGCAACACCAGCCGCTCTACATTTAGGATAAGAACCTTTATCCGCGTCTTTTCTTCCACAAGGAGGATGTTTACCATCTACTTTTCTACATATATCAACCCAAGGACCCTTTGGCTGTTTAGACCCTTTTGGTTTTTTCTTTTTACCAAACCAAACTGCTAAATCTTCAGCAATAATATCTTGGGTAATCTCAACCCACTCATCTATTGGAACTATCTTTAAATTTTTACCAGGTAATTGATTTATAACGTTCCCTTCTTCATCACTAGTAAATAAATCTGGATGATCTGTAATATACTTTGTTATCTTCTTTGCCTCACTCTCAATTTTTTTTATCTTACTTTTTGGTGTGTCCATTTTACCATCATAACTATCATGCGCTAGTTCAGGTGAATCATATTTGGATACTTTAATTGTAAATGGTCCATTTTGTGAATCTTTAAATCTTCTAATCCCATATTGTAATGGGCCAACATATGATCCTCTACCACCACTGTCCGATGTGGCCTCACGTAATATTTTCTTTACAATATTTCTAATATTCATATTATATAAATATATTATGGAAGAAAAAAAAGAACTATATGGCAATCTATTTGGAACAATAGATTTACTATCAGAAAATCACTTGGATGTAATTTTGACCACAATGGATAAAGATTCTGCAACTTACTTTATTGTTGAGGCACTAAAGGCGGCACATAAAAGAGGTGCATTTACAATTGGTGAAGTTGAGGTAGTCTCAAAGGCGATTAGGTCTATTTCTAGAAATGAGTAATGTGTATACCATAATGTGCATATGATATAAACATAAAGTAATAATTGCCCAGGTCTCAACCCAAAAAAGTCCACTAGTTATAAAAAATAAAGACATTATATATATTAATATATAAAATCTAAATTTTTTTAATGAAAGAAGTGATATTCCAGAAAATATAAAAAATAATATCGCAAAAATATTATGTAATACAAAATAATCACAAACCGGAAATGCTGTTAATAACAACAATAGTAACGCTGGAATTCTCCACTTTGGTAATTTAAAAAAGAAAAAGCTAACAAGTGCGTTTGTGATTATAAACATTGGTTGTAATGGGGTTATCCAGCTTTGTGAAATTGTTTTTAATTCTGGATACGTAAAATAAATTATAAATGGTAATACTACAGCTAAAATAGTTGTAAATAAACGTTCAAATATGTCAAATCGACTTATCATCTATAATTTTTCATAATTAAAATATATATTGGATTAAAATGATTGTGTATATATTATAAATATGAACAAAAAACCAATTGTTAAATTAACCAAATAAAAAAGGTCAGATTTCTCTGACCTTTTCTTATTCTATTTTAAGATTTGATTATCTCAATTCTTGTAAATCAAATGTACGAACTCCATCTACAGTAATACGTCCATAGAAACGGTTATTTACCATCTTCTTCGCGTATCTAGTCATAATACCTTTGATAGGCGTGAAGTTGAATGGATTGTACATTGTAGGTGTTAATTGTAGAGGTACATACGGTGCGTAGATGTAACCTGTGTCTAACAATGATGTTCCTTTATGTCCAATCAACACTTGGTTTGGTGGGAAGTAAGGATCACGATAAACTTGGTAACGTCCTGCAAGAGTACCAACTCTTTCAATACCCATATTATACTGATCTTGCTCAGGTGAAGCGTTAGATACGTGGAAGTATTCTAGATCATCAAAAATTGCAGAAACCTCAGAAGAAACTACGATCCAGTTAGCACCACCACGAAGTGTAGACTTGTGGATTTGAGCAGACAACTGGTTGATTGCAGTAATCAAAGTCTGGTTCCAGTCTTTTTGAGTGTAAGATGTTGTAAGATTCAATCTTCTCCATCCATTGTAATCCCAACGTAGATTCCAAGCAGCCCCTTTACGAAGGTCACGAAGGATTTCTCTATCGATTTCAGCAGCAACTTGCTCAGACAACAACGCTGTAAGCTCAGCTTCCGCATCAATGTTGTGGAATGCAGCAACGTCTTGTGCAAGTTCTGGAGACCACTGCGCTCTTAATTTTCTTTCTGTAACTGATACAGTAACTGACTCAAGATCAAATGATACTTCACCAATTTCATCTTCGAATTCAAGATTCTTGTATCTTCTCCAAGTAGCAGTAAACGCTGAATCAAATACATAATCTGTAACTGTTGCTCCAGTGTAACCATCAAGCGTTGTTGCACCGCAATCAGCACATGCTGGACAAGAAAGATCTACTTCTAGGTAGATACATCCCTCTGCATCACAAATATCGTAGAATGAACCTCCATTTCCTTTAGCTGGGAATCCAAGTGTAGTTTGTTGACCATACTCAACAATTCCTTTACCATATTTTTGAGTTACAACTCTAAATAAAAGAGGTCCAGATGAAACATTACAAGGTGTTGTTTCTGCCGTAAAGTCATTTGCTGTAATTGTCAAATCAGAAAGGAAAGATTCAGTATCAATTTCATTTCCATCAGGACCAATTAATTTACCAGCACCTTGTACATTTTGCCATCCACAAAGTTGGATAATAATTTTTCTAGTTGTACCTGTGTATTGGTCGCTATTACTATCTGGTCTTAAACCACCATTTTGCCAAAATACAACAGTTGTGTCTGATGTAATAGCAGAGTATTGTCCTTTAGAATAATCGAACAATCCTGCAGGTTCTAGAGCTGGTTCAGCTCCTTCGTAGAATCTATCATATGTGTTTTTAACTCCATCATAAGCCGCTTGTGCGTCAGCTAGTGTTGGTCCATTAGGCGCTCCAACAGGTGCAAAGTGAGTGTTAGGATTAGCAGCACCTGCATTATAACCTTGAATTTTAGGCACAAAGTAGAACAATTTACCAATAGGTAGGTTCATAGCTTGTACTGATACGATGTCGTTAGCCAACAATTTAGAGAATACTCTTCTCACGATAGGGAATACAACGGTTTCGAATGCTCCGTTTGACCCTTCTGATGTTGCTTCGTTGATTAGGTGAGACGCTTGGTTCTCATACAACTGTGCAACGTTTTCTTTTAGATGACCTCTAAGGCCTTCTAGGAACCCTAATTTGTTCCACTTTTCAATTGTGTCTTCCTTGATAACTTTAAGGTGCTTCAACCCAATGTTACCAACAAGACCTGATTCTAATAATGCTCCCATTTTTATTTTTTTTAGCTTTATTTCGTTTATTTTTGTATTTTATAAATACTCTTTACTTTTAAAAAGTTTTATTTTATTTTCGTCATCAAGTCTTTCATTCTTAAAAACTGTGGATTTTCATACGTTTTTGACTCAATTAGATTTACCGCAGATCCTGTTGAAGGAGTTTTTTCTACTGTTCTCTGAATTGATTCAGTTATTGTATTTTCGATTGGTTTTTCAGAACTTAGTTCACTTTTAATAACTTTGTATAGAGTCTTTGACTCTTTTAAGGTTTCAACATTGTCAAACCTTCTTAGAATGTTTATTTTTTCTTGTTTCGTTGTTGAGTGTTCAGTAAACAATCTAGTAGCGTAAGCAAGGTTAGAGTTAAATATTGCAACTTCATTTAGTTTATTTCTAAATAGATTAAGTGCGTTCTTATACTCTTCATTCTTTTCTCTTAAAATGTTAACTTCTCTATCGATAGATTCTTTTCTTAGATTTCTTGGTGCTGCCTTTGGTTTGTCTAAACCTTTTCTACCAAATCTTTTACCACTACCTAATGTTCTAGAAGCTTCTTTAGTTTCAGTCTTCTTGCCTTCAACTTTTTCACCAAAACCTTTCATATTAACTTCTTCTTTCCAGTCATACTTAGGTTTTCCAGTTCCCATAGTTTTGTTAGCATTTCTTTTGACTGTTTTGAATCCACCTTCTTGATTTGGTTTTTTAGAGTACTTAAACTTCGAAGCTTTACCCATTCCCATGCCTTTAGCTTTTTTAGATTCCATAATTTCATCAGACTCATCAAATTCAAAAGCTAATTCATCTTCAATACTATCTCCACCTTCATCTTCATCTTCATCTTCAAGTTCTAACTCATAGATGTTTTCAAGCATTTCATTAAAATCATCTTCATCTTCAAGTTCTAACTCATAGATGTTTTCATTTTGTTCGCCTTTGTCCTCAATTGATGATAGTACTCCTTCTGTAAACTCTTCAAAATCAAAGTCATCTTCAAAGTCATCTTTACGTCTATCAAATTTATGTTTTCTTGAATCACGATTAAGCATACCCTTATCTTTTATACCCATATCAATGTCGTGCATATCAAGGTCTTCAAAATCAAAGTCATCCTCATCTTCGTCAAAATCAAAGTCATCCTCATCTTCGTCAAAATCAAAGTCAGATTCACTCAACTGAACAATATATTCACTATCTGTATCGTTATCTTTAATACTTAACATATTGTTGTCTTTTTGTACGATGATTCCATCATTGGCATCCATAGCTTTAAATACTTTAATCAATTCAGTATCTGAAGCTTGTGTCATATCAATAACATCATCATCTTCTTCATCAGAATCCATAGGTAATTCAGCCATTGGCTCCTCTTCAAAATCAACATCTCCTTCGATGTCTTCTACTTCTTCGTCACCCATTTCATCAAAATTATCAGTATCAGTTTCTTCAACGTCAACTTCTTCGTCATCAACCTCGTCTTGTTCTTTTAGAGATTCTTTTACTAGATTGCTGATTTCTTCCCTCATTGTCGAAGCAAGTATTCCTTGTGCATTTTGATTAAGAGACTCCTCCAACTTTGTAATTTGGATAAGAGTGTCCTCAATAACATTTTTATTTTTTGTCATTTACTATTTTTGTGTTTAATAATAAATACTTACAACTAATAAAAAATTTTAAATTATTAGAAAATAAAAAAGGGAAGACTATTGTCCTCCCTTTGTTTTATGTTTTGTTATTATTAATATTTACGAAAATACTTATTCTCTAAATCAAATAAGGAATCTGTAATTTCATATAAAAAACTTAAATCATCAAGTAGTTCATCTTTTTCGTCTTCGGACAAATCTGAATCTTCAATAATATCTGAAAAATGGTCAATACCATCAACATCATTAAGAAATCTATCCATTATTTGATTTAAACTAGCTAATTGCTTATATAACTTTTCAATGTAATTTATAACATCACCAATATTTTCACCACCTTGTTCCATATCTTCATCAGATTCTTTAATTACCCTTCCAATTAATTTTTCAAGATCTGATTCTGTAAGTCTAATTCTTTTTTTCATAATAATTTTTTATTATAAATATATCATAAAAAAAAAGACACACTATTTGTGTGTCCTTTAAAAAATTAAATAAATGTTTTTTTATTCAATTACCTCATCAATCTTACTTTCAGTAATTGCGGTAATTCTCCAGTCCATACTATAGTTCTCAAAAATTTTTGTCACCTTTGCCTCAACGTCAGTTGGCGTATAACCTAGTACTAATTTTTCTTCTTTGGTTTTTCTAACTTTTCCACTTTCATTATCAACCAAATCTAATGAAATTTTTGCTACAAAATATTTTTCTCCTTGTTCCATAATTTTTTATTTACCCAAATAATCGGATAATTTTTTCATTAAGTCAAGAGATTTACCACCAACTTCCTCACTATTTCTTTCTGAGTACATTCTTTTTTCTTCATCTAAGTTTTCTTCGAACTTAGATTTATCGTTTGGATTTAAGAATAGGTAAGCACCAGGTGTAGATGGTGAGGAAACCAAGTCAAAACAAATTAATTCAAAGTCTTTTTGCACCTCATTTGTTTCACCAACCTTTTTTAAAGACCCAACACCTCTAGAAGAAATACCAAGGGTAACACCTTGTCTTAAATAGTTTGCGGCCATATCTCCTTTTGTTGATACAATTCCTCTTTCGTGAAAACCCGGACTTGTTAATAGTTTTAGTTTTCCCATTAACATTTTTCCATCCCACCATATTTCAGTTATAATATGTGAAACCCTATCAAGATCAATTAATGAAGATTCTGGGTGATTTAATTCCGAGAGTGAAGTACCCTTCTCAATCATCTTTTTATAATTCTCAGCTTCACGCATTAATATCTCTTTTGGGTATACTCTACCATTTCTATTTGGTGTGTCGTATTTTTGTAATACTGCATAGAACTCAAATGGTTTGCTATGATCTAAATACCCTTTAGATTCCATAATATATTTATTACCCTCAGTTTTTGGGTTTATATATCCAGCATCATACTCAATTAGAATACCTTTACCAATGTCATTTGGGGATAAAATTTTGTAATTATTCATACTAAAGTTTTAATATAAATACTAAATAACTTGGGTTTTTATTTTTTCTGGTTTATTATTTCCATATTTTGTTAAATAAAATTTAAAATATCTATTTTTTACTAACATATCTGAATGTAATTCTTTCACTAATTTTTTTATGGATTTTTTTAATTTTTGTGATTTAAAATCAATTTCTTCTTTTATTTCTTCGTTTATAAAAAGATTAATTTCTAGATTCATAAATGATTTCTTTTTTAATTGTATTCCACTAGTTCTTAAATCTAAATCAACAATAAAATTTTCGTTAAATTGGGTTTTATCTATGCTATCATATATTGAATGTTTAATATTTCTAGACATATTTAAAACTATTCGTTCCCAATTTAGTTCGTGTGTTTTTGGTTCGACCCAAGTTTGTAAGTTAATATATAAAGACTTAAATTCTTTTGAGTCAACAGTACCGTAATTAACTTTACAATTTCTAAAACCCGTAAGTTTTATTGATTTTCCTTTTTTCATATAAATTTCTCATAGTAAATTTGTTTATTTTTAAAAAGTTTATATAATTTTGTGATATATATCAATATATAAAAATAACCCAAATAAAATATGTTAATTGTTAAAGTAAAGAATAGTAATATTGAACGTGCTATAAAAGAATTAAAAAGTAAGGTAATAAAGACTAGGCAAAATTCACAAATAAACTCTAAGGTTGAGTTTATTAAAAAGTCCGTAAAAAGACGCGCCCAAAAACAACGGGCAATACACGTTCAAAAAATAAAAGATTTATAAGTTGTTATTTAATTCCTTTAATTTAAAATAATTTAATTTACTATAATCTTCTGCTGATATTTTCTCAAAGGTCTCGTTAATTCTACCTAAAACCTCAGTATCAGAATCATTTTTTAGATTTTCTAATTTAGATAAAACATCTTCTTTTATTATTTCATATTTTAATTTTAGTTTTTCATCACTTTCTTTTAAAATAGATTGTAGTTGTTTTTTTTCTGATTCACCTAATGTGTTTAAGTGTGAATTAATAGTGCTATTAGCAACATTTACAATATCACTAATTGGTAATTTTTTAATTTCATCATAAGTAACCTTTTTTTGTTTTAATGATTCTAAAATACTTTCCTTACTTTTTAATTTATCCTCAACACTAACATATCTTTCAGATACTAGATTATCAATATTAGTATATTCATTTTTAACGTCAATATGTGATAACCACATATTAATTTCATCTATAGCTTTTTTACTTGGTTTAATTTTTTTTATTCTATCAACTGATTCTTTTATAAATTCAGTTGCAAAAGAATTATCATAACCTCTATTTTCTGCTAAATCACTATATAAAGAAAATAATTTACTAACATCTTTGTTTTTTAAAACAAGTTCGTTAAATATGAATAAATCATTTTTAAGACTCTCGTTTAAATAAGAACTAGATAGTCTTTTTTCTATTTTACTTTTAATTAATCCAAATTCCATTTTTTTGTTTTTTAATAAATATCAACCATTTATCAATTTATCCAATGTTGACTCCATATCACCCAAAGAATTATTATTAAATGGGTTATAATCTATGTCTTCTAATATTAAATTTTCTAAATTATTTTTACTTTCTGGAAGACCACCAACTTCTCCTCCTCCTGGTGGCGGTGGAGGCCCTCCAGCACCTGGTGATGGTGGTGCACCTCCTCCTCCTTCAGCTGGTGCGCTCCCTGTAGCTCCACTTACTGTTTTGTACAATCTATCTACATTATCAAATAAACCAGTGTGTGTAATGATTGTTGCTGTATTTGCTAACTCGGCAGAAACAGCTCTTTCCATTCTTTGTTGTTGTATGTCTAATTTAATATCTTCATCTGAGAAACCAAATATATGTTTTTTAGCCCAAGTTGATGATGTTGGAGCTAATGAGTTTGGAATTTCAGTTACTAGGTCTTTATATAGTAAAACTTTCTCTTTCCAAATATCGACCATTAATAGATCTGCTTGTTTTGATGGATTTGTTAGCCCTAAAGTAAAGTTATTTAACTCATCCTCAAACCCTAAAAGAAATAAGTGAATAATTGCTATCTTATTTAATTCAGATAACATATTTTTCTGTATTCTATTAATTGTTCTAGCAAAACGAATATCAAGTAATGATAAGTTTTTACCATCACCAACAGGCTCCTCAAAACCAAGGTATGCTTTTGGTATCCTTAATGCCGTCACAAGTTTTTTCTGAATATATTCAATATCCGCAATTTCAGATAAGTTAGTACCACCAGGTAATGTCTCAATTGGCATTGTTTGCGCGGCATCTCTAACTGGAATAAAATAATCTTGATCTACAGCCATTTGATTAAATCGTAAATCTACATTTCCTGTTTTCTGATCAACAATCTGATCCCTTTTAAATTTATTAGCAACTCTTTGTACGTATGGCTCAACATCTTTGTCGTCCATATTACCAACAAAAACTTTAAATACCCTTCTTTCTGGTGCTCTTGATGTACGATAAATAAGCATAGCGTCTTCAGCTAATACTAATTGTTTCCAAATCCTTCTTGCTTTTTCAAGCATTGATGTACCATATGGTAGTTTTCTATCATCACCTAGGAGTCTAAAGTGTGCAACCTCCCATGTGTTAAACTCCATATTTTTCTCTTTCCAAGAAAATCTTACACCTTTTTCATCTGTGTTTACTTCACTATTTGGGGTTTTTGGTTTCATTCCCCTTTCTAACCTTTCAATCTCAATATTTGGTAATTGTACGCAACCAATGATTCCTTTTTCTGGGTCTAGTTTTAAATAAACAAAGTTGTCACCATACTTACAAGTGTTTCTAATCCACATTTGTAAGTTTGTGTTAATATCTAATGTATTATTAAATAAATCGGCTAATACACCTTTTATTCTTTTTGATTCTGAATAAATTTGTAATATATAACCATTCTCATTTGGTGTTGTAGATTCTTCCGCGTATATGTCAAGAGCTGTTGATATTTCAGGTGTAAACTCCATAGATTCATAATCATAGAAAGCCGCTAATCTAGTTGGTTCATAATATATTGCTTGAGTATATAAATTACTCTCAATTTTTTGCCATTGATTCGCTAAATAAAGAGACTGTTGTGACTGTAATAATTCTTTCTCATACTCATTTCTATCTTTAGTTCTTAAAAGTTCTTTTTTGTCAAAACGGTAGCTTGGTGAGATGTCCTGACCTAATAATGAATTTGGTCCAAAGGCCTTTGATATTCTTTGCCAAACAGTTAAATCTTTATTTAAATTTTCCATAATTAAAAATTAGTATATATACTTTAAATATAAATATTAAACATTTTTAGAGTTACTTGAATTAACTTCTTGTTTAATATTACTTTGTTTATATTTAAATGTTGGTGGAAATACCTTAACTGAATATACTGGTTGGTCAGGGACAATTAATGTTGACCCACCTATTATTTTACCCGATGTCTTTCTAAGTTCTTTTCCCATTTTAATATCTTTTACTAGAACCAAATAACCAACCATATTTTATATAGTCATCTTTTGATACATTGTTTATTTTGTTTTTTTCATTCATCATATAATTATTTGGGATTACTGGGTTAAACTCTAAATCCCTATTAACACTTTCGTTATTACTTACAGTCCATGACTCAAGCATCACTTTTGTTTGTTGGGTTACCTTTTCTAGTTTTTGGAATGCGATTTCCCCTACATATATAGCCATAGCTATTGCCATAATTAAATCGTCATGTTGTCCTTTTTGGTGATCGGGTCTACCATTTACATAAATAAAGTTATTCATCTCATCGTATAAACGACTGCTTTTAATTTTAAATTTGTGTCTAACATATTCCTCAAAAGCCGCAATAATTTGAACTCGTTTATTATTAAAGTTTATTCCTGGTATCTTATCTTGTGCTTTAGGATTGTAGTTCCATATATTTGTTGAGTCAACACCATCAATATATAGATTTTTATACCCCATTTCTTGTAGTTTTCTTGATGTCGCAACACCCATACCACCAGTAATATCAATTACAATAAACGCACTATACATAACCCCCCATTTATATGCTATTTCAGCTAATGCGTCTGGTGGAATTTTTCCAACGTACTCAAGCACTTGTTCTCTTTCGTCAAAATCTATAATTTGTATTGTTGAGAAATCCTCACTATCTCCCCTAGAAACATCAATTCCCATAATATATTTATGACCCTCTTGTGGGTCTTTCCATATCCAAAGGGAGTTGCCCATCATTTTTGTTTGAGTCTCAACTAGTGTGTTATTTTTAATATACTCTAATTGTTTATTATCAAATACGTTATCACCAGATCCTAAAAATTCACAATTTAATTCTTGGTTTATTTTTCTTTTATCGTATTTAAGTTTTTTAACCATTTTTTCATACCAAGATGAGCATGGTTTATATCCTTGTTTAAAATATTCTTTTATTTCATCATAATCCCTTTCATATGGATTAGTACCTTCATATGATATATTTTTACTATGGTCTCTTTCTGTTTTATTAAGTAGATAATCAATCATGTCTTCTGTTGGTACTAAATATAAATCTTTTGTATATCTTGGGTCTTTCCACCAAAACATCTCTGTAATTTTAAAATTATTAATACCCTTTGACGCTTGATTATATATCTCATAATATATTGGGTCATACCCATTTGGTGTTGACACAACAATTACTTTACCCCCAGTAGATAGCGATGCCATACAAGCCGCCCAGAAATCATTGTCAGCTTCAATAAACGCGGCCTCATCAAAAACAAGAATTGTTGGTGTATAACCTCTAAGTGCGTCCCTTGATGTTGCAACTGCTTTTACCTCACAACCATTTGTTAATTTATAATGTCTTTGTGAATTTTTATCTGGTGAAAATTGTGCTCCAACCCAATTAGGCCATTGTTCTATAAAAGCTCTAATCTTATTTGCCATTTCCATAGAGGTATCTAATTTATTTGCAATAATTAGAATTTTTTCAGGTCTTTCTTTTTTTGCAAAAACAAGTCTTTTTGATACCCATGCAGCAGTAACTGTTGATACGCCAGCTTGTCTATATTTTAAAGCAATATTTTCTTCATGTTCCTCGTAGTCATTTAATAAATTTTCTTGATCTGGAAATAACTCTAATGGGACATATTTTGATACTGTATTGTCATATGTCTGTAAATATGTTCTTAAAGCGTATGACGTGTCTTTCATACACTTTATATATTCTAACATTAATTGTTCTTTAGATAAACCCATAAAGTCTTTTTATATAAATATCAAAAACCCCCAATTAGTAAATAAAAGGGGGTTCTTTGGTTTAGTTGGTTTTATTTATAACCCTAATTGTGATAAAATATCATCTTCATCATCTTCGTACTCATCATCGTCACCACCATTACCTTTGTATTTTTCATACTCAGTTTTAGCCTTTTTGTAAAGTTCCTCAAAACGTCTTTTTGCTTTATTATTATCTTCTTTATCTTCTGATACAACATTTGCTATAATATTTTTAAGGAAATCTTCAGCTGGTACTGAATATAGTGCCTGCTCAAAGAATGGCATATAAACTCTATTTTCAGGTACTAGAACTAGATCATCTGGAAGTAATGTTCTTAATTTTCTAACTAATTCACCCCCAACTCTAAAGTTCATTGGTTCATTCTCCATTGAGTCTGCTTTATCTACAACATCTTGCGCAATTCCTGGGTCAACATCATCCCATTGAGCTTGAGACGTTGGTACTGAAAATACTTTAAATAGTTCATGTAGTAATATTGGGAAAATTACACCATTTGCAAAATATGTGTCGTTTTCTTCTTCACCACCTTCTTCATCATCATTATCGTCACCACCTTCCATTTTACCGGCGGCACCGGCGGCATTTCCACCAAGAGCTTCAATTAAATCTTCATCTGTAAAATACATTAAATCATTAGCACCCATTATTTTGTTATATAAATCGTATAATCTTGGGTCTATTTCGTCTAATCGATCTTTATACATTTGGTATGCGAATTGCCCTCTCTTACCCTTTCCTTGTATAAGTGCGTTAATTACGTGTCTTTTTTCTAATTCTAATTGTCTTTCTTCTTCTGGTGTTAAATCATCAATGTCAAAAGAAAAATCTTTTGGTAACTCCAATTTTTTCATTTCTTTTGGTTTCATCTGAAACATATTTGGGTCAATTCTTTTTTCACCAAGAAAAGTTAAAATGTTAATAAAATCAAATTGGTACTCGATGCCACCTTGTTTTTTTTCTTTAGTAACTAAACCGTCTTCTATTGCCTGTTCCATACTTTTTGCATATGGTAACCACCCCTCTTCTTTTGCTGCAATTTCAACAGCCAGGTCTCTTAGTAATTCTCTATGAGTTGGCTCAATTTGCATTACTTGTCTTACTGCTTGCATTTGGGCCATTTGTATTGACATTTTTACTTGGGGGTCAGTTATATTTCTATCTGTCCCATAATATCTTTTAACATAATCAACAATTTCTTTAAATCGTTTACCTGCGATTCTTTCTACGTCCCCAACACCTTTTCTAAATCCTCTATTTTTTGCGTAAATACCCTCTGGATCTTCGATTTTTGCTTGACTTCTTGGGTGCATTCTTTCAGGATAGTCGCCATAATCAACTGGTGCTTCTTTGATTATTTTTTTAACAATTTTATTGATTTCACTATCTCTCATTATGATATATTTAATATTTGTTTTATTACTAACATAAAATCACTTTTCTGTTTTTCAGAATTGTCTTCAGTTTTGCCAGCTCTTGGCTTTTCTTTTGGGTTTGTATTTGGTCTTTTGAATGGATTGCCTTTACCTGGTTTTGTTCCTGGTTTTGTTTTTGGTGGAGCTGGTTTTGTTTCTGTATCTTCACCTAATGATGTTAATCGACCAATTGGTCTTTTCATTTCAACACCCTCTTCCTCTGAAAACATTGTGACTTTTTTTGGGTTTTTTAACATAAAGCTCTCGGTAGTTTCTTTTCGTTTTTTATGTTTTGCGCCTGTAAATCCACCAATATTATTTGCAAAGTTTGCTTTTTTAACAATTTTTGAGTCGTCTGATTTTAGTCCAGCTTCGATACATTTTTTCGTAACTTTACCATCATCATCTAGACCTTCCTTTTTACACCAATTAGAAAATGAATGTTCAGTGCCCTTTTTCTCAATTTCCTTTTCCGCCTTTTGTATAAACTTAGTATTTTTTTTCTCTTGGATTAATTTTAATAGGCTACCCTTTGTCATACCAGGAGGTACACTATCCTCAACCATTTTAAAAACTATTTTCTCTAAATTAGATTCTTTTACACTTTTTCTTTTCTTTTTATAGCCTACAGTTTTTTCTGGATGTAGTTTTTTAGGCATATCCTCATAATCTCTCTCTGTTGTGTCCCTAGCGAATTCATCTCTTAATTTACACCACTTTTTTTGTTCTTTGGTTTTTCCATCACCACACTTCATAAAGAATAACTTTTGTTGCGCTTTTGATTTAAATCTTTCACCAAGTTCTTGTGATTCTGTTGTCTCTTTAGGAGTCTCAATGGTGGCGTTTGGATTCGCTTTACTAACCATCTTAGCGATTTCAGCGGCGTCAGCAGGGTTACTTGGATTATAAACTATCTTAGTTGTTGCTTCCTTAGTTTCTTTCTTTTTCTTTTTTCCACAATCACATTTTTTACATTCTGGACCACAAGGACAAGTGTCTTTATCACACCCACAGGCACACTTTTCGTTTGATTTACTTTTACTTACTCTTTCTGCCAATAACCT